CCTGCCTTGTCCGCCTGGCACCACTGGTGGCCGATTTTGTATACGCTGCGTTATCCTCACTCAGCGTACAAATACTACGGGCGGTGATGATGCCTCGGACGAAGAAACCCGCGGGCACCGCCGTTGATCCGCGTAACGGTCGCCGCGCTCTTCTCGCCGCGGTCCCCGGTGGCCGGCTCGATCCGCCGGACGGCCTGTCGCCGGATTCGCTCGCGTTGTGGGAGGCGTACTGGTCGGACGCCGTATCGACGGTGCAAACGCCCGTCGACCGCGGTGTTCTGACCCGGTGGATCACAGAGTACGACCGGTACATGCGCACCATCGCCGAGGCCGACAAGACGCCTCTCGTGCGCGGCTCGACCGGTCAGCAGGTCGAGAACCCGCTCTACAGGATCGCCTACCGGGCGCTTGATGCGGCGGAGCGGTGTGAGCGGCAGATGGGTGTCGGCCCGCTGCACAGGTCGGCGCTGGGCATCGCGGTGATCGCCGAACAGAAGTCTCTGCAGGAGATGAACTCGCGTTACGGGAGCGGTGGTGGCGATGTCGCCCGCAGCCAGCCCGTCCGCGCTGACCCACGGATCATCGAGCAGGCCTGACCCGGGCTGCCAGGCCTGCGGCTGGAAACCGGCCGCCGGCGAGCTGTGGCCGTCGCACGGCGGCATCGCCGTCGACTGGATCGAGGACAACTGCATCTGTGGCGAGGGTGACTGGTACGGCAAGCTGATCAGCCTGCGCCCGGACCAGCAGAAGTTTGCGTGGCGCTGGTTCGAATACTGCCCGCGCTGCGGCGAGTGGCATTACGACGAGGGCCTGCGCGGCGCGGCGACCGGCGACGGGAAGACGCAGTTCATTGCCGCGCTGGCGCTGGTGGAGTTTGCTGGCCCGGAGCAGATCGCGGTGCCGTCGCCGAACATTCCGATCGGCGCCGCCAGTTTCGAGCAGGCCAACCTCCTGTTCACCGCGCTCGCCACGATGTGCGGCGGCCGCGACCAGGCCGTGAAGGAATCGCCGCTGTGCGGCTACTTCGAGGTGTACGACACCGAGATCAAGTTCGCTGACGGGCGCCCTGGTCGGGTCTATCGGGTGGCGGCCGTGGCCGGCACGAATGAGGGTGGCCTGCCGAGCCTGTTCGTCGCCGATGAATTGCACGAGTGGGGCGAGGAGGGCTCGCGGAAGGCGCGCGTCCATACGGTTATCGGAAAGTCGACGAAGAAGCGGCGTACATCGCGAGGTGCGGGCCGCCGGCTGAATCTGTCGACGGCCGGATTCGACGTTGACCAATCTTTGCTCGGCGCCATGTACAAGCTGGGTAAGCGGGCCGAGCGGGATCCGTCGGTGGCGCCGCGGTTCCTGTTCGACTGGCGTGAAGCACCCGACGATTTGAACTACGACGTCGCCGCCGATCGGGAGACCGCTGTGAAAGCGGCGTCCGGGGCGGCCGGCGTGTTGTGGTCGGTGCGGGATCGGGTCAACGAGTGGGGAAAGCCGGGCGTTCCGCGGCACGAATGGCTCCGCTATTACGCCAACCGCTGGGTGGATGTCGCCGAGGAATCCTGGTTGGCCGACCATCCCGGCGCGTGGGGCTCCTGCGAGGGTGCGTGGACGTCGAGCCCGGACAATCCGTTCGTCGTCGTCGTCGACATGGCGTTGCGGCACGATTCGGTGGCGGTCAGCCGCATCGAGCGGCTCCCAGACGACCGGTACGCGATCACGGCCCGGATTTGGCGTGCCGATTCCGGGCCCATCGACCACTTGGACGTGTTCACCTACATTCGAGCGTTGGCCCGCGGTCCAGCGTTCCGCGGCGTCGTCTACGACCCCCGGTTTTTCGAATTGCCCGGCCGAATCCTCGAAGATGAGGGAATTATGGCCGTCCAATTCGACCAGAGCCCGCAACGCATGGCACCGGCGTGCGGCCTCGCGTTCGACCTGATCATCGAGGGCCGCATTGTCCACGATGGCGACCCGGAATTGGGTGCGCACATAAAAGCGGCGGTCAAGCGGGAACAGGACCGCGGTTTCACTCTTTCCAAGGGCAAGAGCAAGCGGCACATTGACGCCGCGATCACCTTGTGCATGGGCGTCTGGGTCCTCAATGAAGTACCCGAGCCTGCCCCTCAGCCGTTTTTCGCGTCCTGGCGATAGGAGGAACCGTGGTTGCCCTATCGACGTCTCCCGACCCGCGGCTGCCCTGGCGCGACGCCGGCCGCCTCATCCGGACCGCGCTTTCCCGGCTCCTGTTCGTGGTCGGCTGGCTGGTCGCGAAGACGTTGCGCATGGTTGCGACGGCGATCGCCGCCACCCTCCTCGTGGTCGGCTGGTGTGCGGCAAAGGCCTGGACGGTGCTGTGCTGGTGTGGCCGTGCCGTCCGGCTGGGTTGGCAGGAGGGCCGCAAGCCCGCCGGCGCGAAGGCAGGCTAATGGGTCTGCTGGAACGCATCGCCGCTGGCGGTAAGGACGAGAAGCGCTTCAGCGCCGACGAATGGCTTGCCGAGTACCTGATCCCGTCGCAGTTCAACTACGACGGCAATAATTATCCGTTCGGGCTGAATCAGATTGGCCTGACTGAGACGTGGACCGGGCAGAAGGTTCAGCGGATCGCTACGACGCTGCCCAGCTACGCGGCAGCCCTGCGAATGTGCCCGCCGGCGTTCGCGGCGCAGATGGTTCGCGCCTTGGTGCTGTCGGGAATGCGCTTCACCTGGCGCAACCTGCCGTCGTCGCCGACCCCGCGGCGGCTGTTCGGTAACCGCGAACTCGCGTTGCTGGAACGGCCCTGGCCGAAGGCGACTACCGGGGATTTGATCGCCACGATGGAATGGCATTCCGGGCTGGCCGGCAACGCGTTCGTGGCGCGCCGCCCCGACCGGCTGCGGGTGTTGCGCCCGGACTGGTGTGGGCTGCTTTTCGGCTCCAATCAGGATCCGGAAGAGATTGCGTCGACCGCGCTGGACGGTGAACTGCTGGGCCTCGTCTACCAGAACGGCGGGATTGGTAACGGTCGCGGGCAGCTGAACACGCTCCTGCCTGACGAGTTCGCGCACTGGTCGCAGATTCCCGACCCGACCAACCCCGGCATGGGCCAATCGTGGGTGACCGCGGCTCTCACGGACATTCGCGGCGACCGCGCGGCGACCCAGCACAAGTTGCAATTCTTTGCGAATGGCGCAACCCCGAACATGGTCGTCAAGGGCATCAACGCGGTAACCCCGGAACATTTCACCGAAATCGTCGACGCGATGGAAGCGAAGCATGCGGGCGTGTCCAACGCTTACCGCACGCTGTATCTGGCTGCTGGCGCCGACGCGACGGTTGTCGGCGCCGACCTGAAGCAGCTGGATTTCAAGGCGACCCAGGGAGCCGGCGAGACAAGAATTGCGATGCTCGGCCGAGTTCCGGCACCGCTGTTGGGAATCTCGGAAGGCCTCGCCGGTTCGTCTCTGAACGCCGGCAACTTCGGCATGGCCCGGCGTATCTTCGCTGACTCGTGGATCTATCCGTCGCTGCAGGACCTGTGCGCATCGGTTGAATCCATCATGGTGAAACCGAAGAATCCGCGCACCGGCGTGGAAGACGCCGAACTGTGGTTCGACACGGCGGACATGCCGATCCTGCGTGAGGACGCGAAAGACGCTGCCGAGATCGCGCAGATCAACGCGACCACTATCGGCCAATTGGTCCGAGAGGGTTTCACGCCTGATTCGGCGAAATCTGCGGTCATCGGTCAGGACATGTCGCTTCTGGTTCATACGGGCCTGGTGAGTGTCCAGTTGCAACTGCCTGGTTCGAATCCGCCGCCATCGACTACGACAGGAGGGCCGGCGTGACCACGCTGACGAAAGCCCCGTCGATCTGCCTGCGTGCGGTCGAGTTCCGCGCGACCGGCGACACCGGCGACGGCCGCACCTTGGAGGGCTACGCCGCGGTCTTCAACACGTCCACCTGCATTCAGTCGTGGGAAGGCGATTTCGACGAGGAGATCGCCTCCGGAGCGTTCAAGCGGGTTCTCCGCGGTCGGATGCCGGTGCTGCAGTTCGACCACGGCCGTGACGCCCGGACAGGTTCAGTACCGATCGGCTCGATCCAGCAGCTCAGCGAGGACGACCAGGGCCTCTACGTGCAGGCCCGCCTCTTCGACAACGACGTTGTCGAGCCGATCCGGCAGGCCATCGAAGGCAACGCGATCAGCGGCATGTCGTTCCGATTCGGCGTCGCCGACGAGAAATGGACCGACGTCAACGGTGCACCGGTCAAGGCCGGTGAGCTAGAGCAACTGCTCTGGAATCCTGGCGACCGCGGCCCGTTGAAGCGCACGATCCTGCGCGTCGACCCGCTGTACGAACTCGGCCCGGTCGTGTTCCCGGCCTACGAATCCACCTCCGTCGGTGTGCGGTCGCTGCTCGCGCAGCTGACCCCCGACGAACACCGCCTGATGCTGCGCGAGCTCGCCACCGAGCTCCGCACTCACGCGGGCCTAGACCTCACCGCCGGCACGCGGAGTGCCGCCGGTGACGACCCCACGGGTACGCAGCCAGGAAACGGCGAGCGGCCAACCGTTCCCACCCGTTCGCGCGCCGACACCGACGCGCTACGCCTGAGAGGCATCCTGTGAACATCCGCCGCACGCCGAGGTTGCTCGGCTACCGCAAGAACGGCGCCCCGATCTGGCTGGCCCAGGGCGGCGCCCCCAATATTGGCGACGAGTTGCACGGCAAGGACGTTGCCGCGCTCGTGGCCGGTGACATGCCCGAGGAGCTGCGCGGCAAGACCCCCGACGAACTGGCCCGCTACGTCGAGGTCCTCGACGCACACCTGAAGAGCCTGCACCAGGACGACGACACCGGCGAGCTCCGGGAGAAGACCTCCGAAGAGCAGAAGGCGTTCGACTACGGCCTGAAGCTGCGCGACCTGGCCATCGCCAGGGTCGAGGAACACCGCAACATCCAGGAGATCTTCCGCCGCAAGCCGGCCGCGGTGCAGCGCGCACTGGCGAACATCAACTACGGCGGGGAGGCCGGCGCCGACGTCCGACGCCTGACCAACCAGGAGGCCCGGGACCGGGCGCTGCGGACGCTGGACGACCGCAACGCCGCCTCGCACCTGCGCTCCGACGAGAAAGACCACGTCGAGCTGCAGATCCGCCGCAACCCCGACATCGCCAGGCGGATCATCGTCACCGAGAACGAACACTACCGCGAAGCGTGGATGAAGCTGGTCACCGACCCCAACGCGATGGGCCTGCTCTCTGACGAGGAGCGGCAGGCGGTCCGCGCCTACCAGGAATACCGGGCCGCGTCGGAAGGCACCACCACCGCCGGCGGCTTCGGCATTCCCGTGTTCATCGACCCCAGCATCATCATGACCGCGCAGGGATCGGGTAACCCGTTCCTGTCCATCGCGAAGCAGGTCGACGTCAACACCAACGTCTGGAAGGGCGTCTCCAGCGCCGGTGTCACCTGGTCGTTCGACACGGAGGCCTCCGCGGTTAGCGACGACTCGCCGACCCTGGCGCAGCCGATCGTCACGGTGTTCATGGCCCGCGGATTCATCCCCTACTCGATCGAAGTCGGAATGGACTACCCCGGCTTCGCCAGCGAGATGCAGACCCTGCTGGCCGCCGGCTACGACGAGCTCCTCGTCGACAAGTTCACCCGCGGTTCCGGCACGGGTGAGCCGAAGGGCATCCTCACCTGCCTCAGCGCGAACACCAACGTGCGGGTCAAGGTGGCCACCAACCCGGGCATCACCGTCAACGACCCGTACAACGTGTGGCAGGCCGTCCCGCAGCGCAACCGCCGCAACGCGTCCTGGCTCATGAACGTCGCCGTGAATAACGCCATCCGGCAGCTCGGCGCGGCGAACGTCTACCACGCCTACACGGTCAACCTGCCGGAAGGCTCGGTGGAGGAGCTGTTCCAGAGCCCCGTCTACGAGTCGCCGTACATGCCGACCACGACCACGGTCACCACGGCGACGGAGGGGTACGCCATCGCCGGCGACTTCTCCAACTACGTGATCGCGCGGCGCGGCGGGATGTCCGTCGAGCTCATCCCGCAGATCTTCCAGCAGGCGACCGCCGGCTCCGCGTACGGCATGCCGACCGGCCAGCGCGGCCTGTTCGCGTACTCCCGCATCGGCGGGTCCTCGGCGAACGATCTCGCGTTCCGGCTCCTGGTGAGTTCCTGACCGATGACCGATCCGAGGAGGAGCGCCGTCCCTGAGTCGACGCCTGACCCGACACCGCCGCCCGCTCCGACGCCCGCGCCGAAGCTGGCCCGCGCAAGCGAGTCGGGTGACCCGGCAGTGCATCAGGTGATGGCCGAACTGCAGACGGCACGCATGAACGACGACGCCGACCGGGCCGCAGCCCTGGTCGTGCAGCTCGCTGACCTCGGCTACGAGTAGCCGACCGATCACCCTCGTCTCGCGGACGAGGGAAGGCAACCCCCGGGTCCCAGGTGCCCGGGGGTTGCCGCTTACCTGGGAGGTTTGACATGGATGTGGTGTATGCGGTCGAGACCGCGCAGATACCGACGCAGACGTGCGGCGTCGTGCTCGTGCACAAGGGTGAGCACTGGCCGGCGAGTGATCCCGTGGTGAAGGCCGCGCCGACGCTGTTCTCCCGCGATTCGCGGTACGGGCTGCGATACAGCGCGGAACCGCCCGGCTATAACGATCCGCCGGTGGAGACGGCGACGGCCGCGCCCGGCGAGCGGCGGGACATCCGCCGTGGCTGAGGCAATTGTCGCTGAGTTCGCCGGCGGTCCTGCGGATGGTCGCGTGCAGGCGTTACCTGACCTGCCGCAGGAGTACCGATTCAACGTAACTGGTTCGCCGAGGCTGAATCGGGGAGAGCCTATAGAGCTCCCGGAGATCAGGTTCGCGGAATACGAACTGGTGGCCGACCCTTCGCGCAAGCCCACGGACCACTATCGGTACCAGTTCAGGGGCGTGCGCCGTGGCTGAGTGCGACGTGAGCGGCGACGGCACGTGTCGAACCCATAGCCAGCACATCTCATCGTGTCCGGCCAATGGACACGATGAGGCTCCGAATTCCGCCGACGCCGTTGTCCTGGCGTACGTGTGCGGCAACGACGTCGCCTACTCGTGGCACCGCTCGATGGTGCAGCTGATCGCGTTCGACTACCAGACGCACCGCAGGCTCGGCCCGGGCCTGGAACGCGTCCACGCGTTGCGGTACGGCACCGGCGGCCTGATCGACGCCCGGAACACCGCGGTGCATGACTTCCTGACTGAGTACCCGGACGCGCAATGGCTGTTCTGGCTCGACACGGATATGGGCTTTCCCCCGGACGTCCTTGAGTTGCTTCTCGCGGCCGCAGACCCGGTCGAGCGTCCGATCGTCGGCGCGCTGTGCTTCAGCCAGCAGGAGATCGAGTCCGACGGGATGGGCGGCCGGCGCACACAGCCGACACCGGTGATCTATGACTGGATCACCGTGGAGGAACAGTCCGGGTACGCGGTCCGCTGGGATTACCCGCGTGACGCGGTGACCCAGTGCCATGCCACCGGATCGGCATGCATCGTCATACATCGATCCGTCCTCGAGCGGATGCTGACGGAGTTCGGGCCGAAGTGGTACGACCGCATTCCGAACCCGTCCACGGCACAGCTGTTCAGCGAGGACCTGTCGTTCTGCGTCCGGGCCGGCGCCCTGGACATCCCGGTGTACGTCGACACCCGCGTCAAGACGACACACCTCAAGAACGTGTGGGTGTCGGAGGAGCTGTACGTCCGCGAGCGCACCGCGCTGGCCCTGCTGGAACGCCGGCCGGACATTTCCGGGCTGAAGCGCATTGCGATGACCCGTGAGCAGGCGTGGACGTTCGACCTGCTACCGGAGGCGCTCGCCGACCTGGGCATCGCCGCGAAGGGTGTGCTGCACGTCGGCGCGCACCGCGGCGAAGAGGTGCCGATCTACCGCAAGTGCGGTTTCGACCAGATCACCCTTGTCGAGCCGGACCCCGACAACGCCGCTTTCCTGCGCACCGAATTCCCGGACTGTGCGGTCGTCGAGTTCGCGGTCGGGGCCGAGCCGGGAACCGCGACGTTCCACCGTGCCGTGGACAGCGTGTTCAGCGGGCTTCGCGAAGACGCCCACGTGCCGACCGCTGACGCGTTCGACGTCGCCGTACAGCCGCTGTTCGCCCTTCAGGCAGGGTGCGCCGAGCCCGCGAACGTGCTGGTCGTCGATACGCAGGGCACCGAGCTGGAGGCGCTCGCATCCGCCGACCTGTCCGGTGTGGACCTGGTCGTCGTCGAGACGCAGGAACTCTCCCGCGAGCTGTACGCGGCGTTCTGGCCGGACGCGGTCGAGGCGCTCGGGAAGGTCGGGTTCGTCGCGGCGATCCGCTGGGAGCATGAGCGGCACTTCGCCGACACCCTGTTCGTGCGGGTGCCGATCGCTCGCTGCGACTTCGTCAACGGATTCATGCGCGAGTTGGGCGATCCGGAGCGGACACATTGCGGCCTGCCGACCGCACACGATGGCCCTCACCTGAACGTACACGGCGATGAACTCTGACCTGCTGGTCATCGTCCCCTCTCGGGGTCGGCCGGAGTCGCTGGAACGGGTCGCGGCGGCCTGGGACGCGACGAAGGCGTTCGGGGAGTCGGCCGGCCTCGTCTTCGCGGTCGACGACGACGATCCGAGCCTGCCGGGCTACCACACCGCGTTGGCCCGCCTCGCCGCCGCGGACCCCGGCCGGGGAATCAATCTGATGAACGCCGGCCGCTGGCGGCCGATGGTGGCGAAGCTCGACCGGGCGGCAAACCTGTTCGCCTGCCAGGGGCATTTCGCGCTCGCGTTCATGGGCGACGACCATCGTCCCCGCACGGTCGGCTGGGCGTCAACGATGCTGGCTGCGCTGCGGGAGATGGGTACCGGGATCGTCTACGGCGACGACCTATTGCAGCGGGAGCGGCTGTGCACGGCGTGGGCGATGACCTCCGACATCGTGCAGACGCTCGGTGCGATGGTGCCGGCGCCGGTGGAGCACATGTATTGCGACAACGCGGTGATGGACCTCGGCCGGCTCGCCGGCTGCCTGCGGTACCTGCCTGAGGTGGTCATCGAACACTGCCATCCGCTTGCCGGTAAGGCGGATTGGGATGGCGGGTATGCGCGGGTCAACCGCGCCGATCAGTACCGCCGCGACGAGGCGCTGTATCGGCACTGGTGTGACGGCATGCGTGATGTCCATGTGGCTGCGGTCAAGGCGCTGAGGAGCTCCGATGGTTCAGTACGCGACAGCAACTGAACTGGCCGGCTACCTCCAACAGGACCTGGACACGTACACCGCGAACCAGGTGTTGACGCTCGCCTCGAATGCGTTCAGCCAGGCCGCGGCGACCTGGTTTGAGGCGACGTCGGCTACGTACGTCACGCTGGGCAGCCGGTACGTGTGGATCCGGCTGCCGTTCCGGCCGGTGACGGCGGTGGCCGCGGTCCGGATCAACGGCGCCACAGTCACCGGCTGGACTGTGATCAAGAATGTCGTCTACCGCGCCGCCGGTTTCGGCCTGTCCTACGTGATCCCGCCCGATGAGGTGGAGATCGACCTGACCCACGGCTACACCGCGCCGACCGACGATGTGAAGGCGGCCGTCTTGGAGACGGCCGCCACGGCATACGTGATCCCGGTCAGCGCGGTCGCCGGTGAGCAGATCGACGACTACATCGTGCGGTACACCGCGAACGAGGGTGGGATCAGGTTGACACCCTCGGCCGCGGCGCTGGCTGCGCAGTACCGCGGCACTCTCGCCGCTTGAGGCTCTAGTCGCCGTTCGGGTCGCTGTATGCCTCCCACGCGGTGATCAGATCGCGGGCCTCGATCTCGGTCCACACCTTGTCGACCGGCTCACCGGAAAATGACAGCACCGCTTGCTGCTCGTGGTCGTCGAGTCCGAGGCGGGCGGTCAGGTCGGCCAGCGTGACGGGCGGATAGGCCGTCCAGCCAGCCTCGCGCAGGAGCTGCGCCGCCGTGCTGAGTTTCAGGTTGCGGTCCCGGACCGCTTTCGCGGCGCGGGCGGCAACGGTGTTGGGGTTCTTCGGGGCGGCCATCAGCGTTCCTGTCCGGTGTAGTGACGGTGACAGCCGTTGCAGGTTGCCACGAAACCGGAGCCTCGGCCGTAGATCGCCGCGCGAGCGGTAAGGCCCTTGGCCGGTCGGCTGCAATCCGACGACCAGCAGCGCCGCCCGGTGAGGTTGCGGGGGATGCCGGTGAATGACAGGTGGCAGCGATCGCAGGTGGCGATTTCTCCGTCGCCGGGGAGGTTCACAGTCGCTCGCGGCGTGCTACCGGTCGCAGGCTGGTCACAACCTCGCGCCCAGCATTTCTCGCCAGCCATGATCGCGGGCAGTAGTGCGGCCCGGATTTTCGCGCCTGCGAGGTTGGCCCAGCTGTCCATGCGGATGCCGTCGATGGTGATGTGCCACCTCGTCACGGTGCTGCCGCAGGCATCGCCAAAGCGAATCTGGTCGCGTCGGATCTCGGAGTTCCCGGCCGTGTAGTGGCCGGCTGCTTGGCGGGTCCAGGTGGTCATGAGAAGACAGTAGCACAGTGACTGAGTGACTGTCTACGGGCAGGACACCATAATGATTCTTCTGGTGTAGATCAACAGGGCGAGGGGTGACCGTGACCCCCCCCCTCTACCGGTGCCCGATCGGCGTGTCGGTTGGTCGGTGTGCTCGCAGGTAGGCCATCCATGCCGTCATGTCCATCGAAGCGCGCACGACGTACGCGACATCCCGACGTGTCGCGTCGCTTGCCCAACGCAAGCGCCGGGTCGCCACGCCAGGGCACCACTCTCCGGCAGGGCTCTTATGCCGACGCGGGTAGCCCGTCCACTTCTGGGCAGTGATGGTCCGAGAGCATGCCGGGCAGGCGACCTTGATGCTCATCGCTGCCCCACCACGTTGCCGTTGCCGTCGTACGCGGTCGTCCATTCCTGTCCGGCGTTCGTCGCCCCCTGCGGGTCTAGGATCTCGACCTCGTTGCCATAGATCGCGTCCATCGCCAGTTCGAGAGCTTCGCTCAGTGAAACCCTGCGGCCGAATTCATTGGACAGGTCGAACGCCAGCAGCTCTAGGCCGCGCTTGGCTTCCGGCTTGATTGACATGTTGGTGTATCCCTTGGCTGTCATGTCCAGTACGTTACTGGAATTTACTGGATCTGTCAACGCTTACACCATGGCTTCTGGTGTAGATCAACAGCGCGAGGGGTGACCGTGAGCCTCTCCCGAACCGACCTGCTGCAGCAGATCACCGGCACGAGCGGCAACTTCGGCACCGGCAACTTCACCACGTCGAGCTTCACACCGCCGTCCAGCTCGCTGCTCGTGGTCGCGCTCGGCTACATCGAGAACGCCGGGAGCACCACCGATCCCAGCTCGGCGCTGACGATGAGCGGCGGCTCGTGGACGTGGACGGCCGGCCCGGCGATCGCCGCCTCACCGACCACCTTTCCGACCGCCGCGAAGATCTTCACCGCGCCCGTGTCGACCGGGGCGTCCATGACGCTGACCGCCGGATCCGGCGGCCGGGCCGCCGCTTTCTACGCGGTCAGCGTCGTCGCCTACACCGGCTACAGCGCGACCGGGGCGACCGCAAGCGGGCAGCAGAACGGCGGTTTCTCCGGGCCGCCGACGCCTGCCTCGATCACCTTGTCCGCCGGTCCCGCGACCACGTCCGAGGTGTTCGCGGCCGTCGCCATGGACAAGTCCGTGATCGGGGTGACGCCGGGCAGCTCGCCGACGGTGTGGACCGAAGTCCACGACTCGATGATGAACACCGACTGGGGCGGTCTCGAAAGCGAGACCCGCACCGGTTCGGCGTCGACGTCGGTGAGTTGGGACGACTTGCGTTCGGGCGGCGGCGCCCTGTTCAACTTCGCCGGCGTCGCGATTGAAATCGTCGCCGCCGCCACGTTCCTGCCGACACCCCCCCTCGTGGTCGGCCAGGCCGTCAACCGCAGCACCACCTACTGAGGGGACCGGACGGTCGTGGCCAACACCTACATCACGTTCAACGGTGCCAACCCGACGACAGCGGCGCTCGCGCCGGTCACCACGGGCACCGCGATCAAGACGCTCTTGCAGATCGCCACCCCGTCGACCCGGCCGCTCTGCGTGGTCGAGTGGGGGATCAGTTTCGACGGGTCTACCGCGGCCACACCCGGCAAGATCGAGCTCATTCAGACCGACGTCGCGGCGACGGTCACCGCGGCCGTGGCGGCCGGCGTGATGCCGCACAACGACCCGAACGCGCCGGCGAGTCTGGTCACGCTGAGCACCACGGCGACCGGCTACACGGCGACGTCGGAAGGCACGACGACGGTGACCCGGGTGTTGGATTACCAGCTCATCGCTCCCACCGGCCAGTACGTCAAACAGTTCCCGCTCGGCCGTGAGCCGGCCGTGCCGATCTCGAAATTCCTGCGGGTGCGGGTCACGTTCGGCGCGGCGGTCAATGCGGTGACGTACGTCGTTTGGGAGGAATGACCGGGCCGGGCGGCGGAAGGCGGTAAGCCATGGCGCGCCTCGGTCGCAGCTATCCCGCCCGGCCGCTCATCGCCCGCAACGACGTCGCTCTTGCCGTCGCCGAGCTCGGTACGACACCCGTCGCGACGGCGAACGCGACTACCGTCACGACCGGATCGTTCACGCCGGCCGCCGGCTCGCTGGTTGTGGCGTTCTGCGCGAGCGGCAACGGTGCCGGTTCCTCGTCGTCGCTGGGTGCGGTCACCGACTCGGTGTCCGGCTCGTGGACCCGGCTGCAGGGTGACGTTTCCGCCTCGGGTGGCGACGCTGAGATCTGGGCGAAGGATGCCGGCGCGTCGCCGTCTTCGCAGACGGTCACCTGGGATCCGGGCGGTTCACCCGCGTCCGGGCTGATTGCCTGCGTCAAGTGGTACGCGGGCGCCCTGCCGGTCGCTCAACAGCCCGGCGCGGTCGCGAACAATGCCGGCGCGGCGGCGTGGTCCAAGGCGATCACGGCGCAGGCGGCCGGCTCGGTGATCGCCGTCGCCGCGGCGACCGCATCGAACTCGTACGTGCTGACGGCGAAAACCTCATCGACGTTGATCGGTCAGGTCAACGGATCGAGCGGCGATACCGGCGCGCTGGCCCGCGCTACATCGACGGTCGCACCCGGTTCCATCACGTTGGGTTTTACGCAGGCCACGGGTTCCGACGTGGTGCGCATGGTGCTGGTCGAGATCCTCGCCGGCGCTGCCGCCGCCACCATCAACGGCACCGCCTCGATTGCCGGCGCGGGCGTCGTCACCGCGGCCGCAACGGTGATCGTCGGCGCTTCGATCGCCGGCGTCGGCGCTGTCACGGCGAACGTCGTTCAGCAGGCGACTGCCGCGCCGGCCGGTGCGGGCGCTCTGGCGGCCGCGGCCGTTCAGCGGGCCGGCGTGTCGCCGGCCGGTGTCGGCGCCCTGTCGGCTGTCGTGGTTCAGGGTGTCACGGCGAGCCTCGCCGGCGCGGGTGCGCCGTCGGCGGTCGTAACGGAGCGGGCGGCGGCGTCGCCCGCCGGCGCCGGCGCGCTGACCGCTCCGGTCGTGCAGATCGCCACGGCCACGCTGGCCGGTGCCGGCGTTGTTACGGCGGCGGCGGGCGGCAACGTCACCGGCACGGCAGCTTTGGCCGGCGCCGGCGCGCTCACGGCGGCCGCCGTGCAGATCGCCGCGGCCGCCCCGGCGGGCGCCGGGTCCCTGTCGGCCCTGGTCGTCCAGCGGGCCGGCGTGTCGCCGGCGGGCGCCGGCGCGCTGACGGTCGCCGCGATTCAGCAGGCGACCGCGAGTCCGGCCGGGGCCGGCACGGTCACCGCGGTTGGTCAGATCGCCGGGATGGCCGTGCTCACCGGGAGCGGCACCCTCCTCGTGGTCGGCGCATTGCAGGCCACCACGGCGCCGGCCGGCGCCGGCGTACTGATCGCCGTCGGCCAGTCCACCGTCTCCGGCACGGCCACGATCGCGGGTGCGGGCGTACTGACCGCGACCAGCACCGGCCGGATCACGCCGCGCCCGTCCACCGGTCGCACATCACGCCCGTCCACCGGCACGACCCCCCGCCCATCCACCGGTATCACCATCCGCCCATGACCCACGGGGGTTTGCATGACTGACGTATCTGTGGCCGCGCCGCCGGACCTCGACGAGGCGCCCGGCTGGATCGTGACCGACCCGGACGGCAACGTCGTCGCCTCCGGTCCCCTGGTCGAACTCGAAGTGGTCACCGACGCCGGGCCGGCCGAGTGCGGCGAAGGGTGTGACTGCTGATGGCCGCCATCGATAACGCCATGATCTCGAAGATCCTCAACCAGACCACGCCGACCGGCACGGCCGGCATTCCCGGATCGTTCGGCTCCGCCCTGTCGGCGTCGGCGATGAAAGTCCGGCTCAACTCCGCCGCGTCGACCGGATCGGCGGCCGGCACCGAACTGACCGGCACCGGCTACACCGCCGGCGGCACCGCGCTGGGCACCGCGTCGACGGCCTCATCTGCCGGTAGCGCGGTCACCTTGCCCGCCGGCTCGGCACTGTCCTGGACCAACAGTTCTGGCGGCGCCTGGTCGATCGTGTCGATGGATCTGACCGACAACGCCGGCGTCCGCTGCTGGTTCGGCAGCTTCACCGGCCAGCCGATCTCGGTCGCGAACGGCAACACGTTCCAAATCGCCATCGGCGGCGTGTCGATCTCGCTGACCTGATGACCAGGACGACGGCGCTCGCCCGCGGCGCGGTGATAGCGGAGGCTGCCATGGTCGACGCCTGCACGATCCGCCGGCGCACCGGTGCGAGCACCGACCCGGTTACCGGCGTGTCCACACCCAGCTACACGACTCTTTACACCGGGAAGTGCCGGATCCAGCAACGGGCCGTGCAACGCGCCGAGCAAGCCGACGTCGGGCAGGACTACGAACTGTTGCTCCGGCTGCAGGTGCAATTGCCGCTCACGGTCACCGGCCTGAAAGTCGGTGACGAGGTGGTGATGACGGCCGCCGGCCGCGACCCCGACCTCGTCAGCAGGGTGTTCAGGATTCGCGACCTCGCGCACAAGACGGATGCGACGTCGCGGCGCGTCCACGTGCTCGAAAAGACCGACTAGGGGAGGTGTCATGCCGTCGGTGACCTTCGACGTTCGCGGCCTGATCGCCTTCACGAAGGACCTGGAACGTGACGCGGCGATCGCCCCGGTCGACGCCGCGAAGGTTGTCGGGAAGGCTGCGCAGAACATCAAGCGGGATGCCCGGCAACGGGTGCGGGGTATCCGGCACGCGCCCGCCTATCCGTGGTCGATCGACTACGACCCGGTGCACATCGGCCGGACCGCCGTGCAAACCCTGGTCGGCCCGAACAATGACAAACGCCAGGGCGGTCTCGGGAACATCCTCGAATACGGCACCGTGCACAACGCGCCGATACCGCACCTCGCCCCGGCCGCGGAGGCCGAGGAGCCGAGGTTCGCGGCGGCGATGGAAGCTCTCGCGGTGAAGGCGCTCAGCCGGTGAGCAGCCTGCAGGCCCACGCGGACGCGGTGTTGAACCTGCTGCGCGCGGACAGCCTGCTGACCGTGTACGACGGGCAGGTCACCGGCACCGCCGACCATTACGTCTTGGTGTACACGTTCCGGCAACTGCCGGACGCGGCGGCCGCTCCGGATAAGTCGTCTCTCGACTTCGACTCGCCGACGGTGGACATGCGGTTCTACTGCCATTGCGTGGGAGTCGACGCGATCGCCGCACGGGCCGTGCAGGCGCGAGTGGAAACCGTCCTGCTCGACGTCACGCCAACTGTGGCGGGCCGGTCCTGTTTCCCGTTGCGCTGGATCGACGGTCAGCAGACCGTCCGCGATGAACAGACTCTGAGCCTGGTCGTCGATTCCGTGGACGTCTACCAGCTGGTGAGCGTTCCCGGCTGAGTGTCGGTGACGGGATTCGAACCCGCATCTCTTCGCGGTACTGGATTGACCGCCCCCGTCTGCCGTTCCGGCACACCGACCCTCCGAATATACGCCCCGGCGTGATGCCGCGGTGCGCTTCACCCTGTCCACCAGTCGAAGAGAGAGGTGCGCCGTATGGCGCTACAGGCATCTCAGTCGGTCATCACGACCGGCACCACGCCAGCGGCGATCACGCCGTCCGCTTCGGACACCATCGCCGCGTCCAGTTTCGGTGTCGCGGGCGTCTATCTGCGGGTCATCACGACTGGCACCGCAACGAACGTTTCGGTACTCGATCCGGGATTCACGGCGCAGAGCAATCCGGGCACAGTCACCGCGGTCGCCGCCCCGGCGACCGGCGTCCGCATGATTCTCGTCCCCCGCGCGGCTATCGCCCCGTCGACGGGCGTCGCCACGGTCACATTCTCCGGCGCCCTGACCGGTGTCACCTACGAGCTTTACAGCGCCTGAAGGGGTCGGAATGCCACACACATATTGGATCGCCGATCCGAACGGCGTCAAGGCGTGCGTATCCGATACCGCCGCCCGCGACTACTGGACCCACGTGCAGGGCTGGACCGAAACCACCGAGCCGGCCGGCCTCGAATTCCAGTGGGTGCGCAACGAGAACCACGGCGGCCGGGGCGTCCTCAATCACGAGGCGACACTCCTGCACGCGGGTCTCGGCTGGACACCGTCCGATCCGCCCCCGGTCGACGGCATGCCGGCCGCTCCGGCACCCAACACCGACGGCGATGCCGTGAAGGGAGTTAGCGCCTAATGTCCGCCAACGACATCACCTCTGATGGCAAAACCCGCGTCTACTGGGTCACGTCCATCGCCAGTCAGGCCGCACCGACCACGACCGAACTGAACGCGGGTATCGCGCTGCAGTCGACGATGACCGCCGACGGCCTGAGCGGTTTCCAGCCGGCCACCGCCGACGTCGACACCAGCTCGCTCGATTCCACGTTCAACACGATGGTCAACGGTCGCACGTCGTTCTCGAATACGGCGATCCGCCTCAAGCGACAGTCCGGCACCGACACCATCTTCACCACCCTCACCCGCGACACCGCCGGTTTCGTGGTCATCCGCCGGTCCGTCGCAGCCACCACGGCGTGGGCGTCGTCGCAGGCGATCGAGGTGTATCCGGCGCTGTGCGGCGAGGTTTCTCGGCTGGACCCGGAACCCAACACGGTGGAGCGGTACGAAATCCCCATCAAGATCACGTCGTCGCCGTCGCTGCGCGCCGCGGTCGCCTAACTGTCGAGCACCACACCTATCAGCCACCTGCTATGCCGGGTGGTTTTTTCGTGCCCGGCCGGCGCCACTCCCGACGCCGGCCGGGCACTTCCATCGGGAGTTCGGGAGCCGGGAGACATGCACTGATGACTGCAGATTTCAAGACCCTGCTCGCCGACGCCGCCCTGCCTGAACGCACCGTACCGCTGTGTCTGCGCGGCGACCTTGTCGCCGAACACGAGGAACTCGACAGGCGCCTTGAGGAGGCGAACCGCCGGCCCGCCGATTCGCTGGAGGGCAACGGCGCCGGCGACCTGGTCGACCAGATCGAGGCGTTGCAGGCGCGCATGCAGGCGTCGACTGTCGTGTTCCGCCTCCGCGCTCTGCCGAAACCCGCTTGGCGGGCCCTGATTGCCGCGCATCCGCCGCGCCGCGACACCGACGGCAACCCGCTGCAGGAGGATGCCGCGATCGGCCTGAACATGGAAACGTTTTTCGATGCGATCACCCGGGCCTGCCTGGTGTATCCGGTGATCGACGATGAGACGTGGGCGATGATGGCCGGCCCGGCCGGCAAGCTCACCGACCGGCAGCTGGGGCAGCTGTCCGATGCGGCGTGGGCCGTGAATCGCGGTGAGATCGACGTCCCTTTCTCGCACGCCGCATCGCGGGCGAGGCGGACTACCGGCGGCGAATCGAACTAGCCGAACGGCTCGGCATCCCCCCATCGCAGCTTGACGGGCGCGAGCCGGCCGAGACGACGACGTGCGTCTACGACGACGCCGGTCGGCTCACGCACACGGTCACGAATCGCGAATCGCTGTTCACCGAGCTTGATCGGGGCGAGCTCCTCGCCGTTGCCCTGTACCGCACATGGCTGTGCCCGGACGGCTGCGGATTCCTCGCCGAGGACACGCTCTCGCACGAGGAGCACGGGCCTGCGTTCACCGCCAGCCATCAGGCCTGCCGGGCGACTCTCGCCCAGATCGAAGAGCAGCGGAACTCGACGAACCCGAACAAGCCGAACCCGAACGCCGCCGCCAGGGTGTGGCGGATATCGATGCGGAGGTAAACCCGGATGGGTCGCACCGTATCGATCAAACTTCTCGCCGACGTCGCCGGATACATGTCCGGGCTGCAGCGCGCCGCCGTCGCCACGAAGGAATTCGGCGGCGAACTCGACAAGGCCGCGAAGGGCGGCAAAGTCGACAAGATCGCGAAAGCGACCGCCGTGCTCGGTCTCGGCCTGGTCGGTGTCGCCGCCGGCGCCGTGAAAATGTCGATGGACTTCGACCGGTCCATGTCCGCGGTGTCCGCCGCCACGCACGGCAGCGTCAGCGAGATGACCGCGCTGCGGCAGGCCGCGATTCAGGCTGGCAAAGACACCCAGTATTCCGCGACCGAGGCCGCGGACGGCATCACCGAACTCGCCAAAGCAGGCGTGTCAACCGCCGACATCCTTGGTGGCGGACTCAAGGGCGCGCTCGCGCTCGCCGCCGCCGGACAACTGTCGGTCGCCGATGCCGCTCAGGTCTCCGCGTCGGCGATGACACAGTTCCGGCTGTCCGGCGACCAGGTGCCGCATGTCGCCGATCTGCTCGCCGCCGCGGCCGGCAAGGCGCAAGGCTCGGTGCATGACGTCGGCATGGCCTTGAATCAATCGGGTTTGGTGGCCGCGAAATTCGGCATGTCCATCGAGGACACGACAGGCGTGCTGGCGGAGTTCGCACACGCCGGCCTACTCGGCTCCGACGCCGGCACGTCGCTGAAGACGATGTTCCTGGCCATGGCGAATCCGGTCGGACAGACCGCCGACATGATGAAACAGCTGGGCATCTCCTTCTACGACGCTAACGGCCAGTTCATCGGACTGTCCGGTGTCGCGAACGTCCTTCAGCTACGTCTGCGCAGCCTGACACAGGAACAACGAAACCAGGCGCTGAGCCAGATCTTCGGCAACGACGCGATCCGGGCCGCGAGCATCCTCTACGAGGATGGTGCGCAGGGCGTCGACAAGTGGAAGTCGGCAGTCAACGACAGCGGGTACGCCTCGGCGACCGCCGCGAAGATGACCGACAACCTGTCCGGCGACCTGGAACGGCTCCGCGGCTCTCTCGAAACTGTGGCGATCGAGTCCGGCACCGGAGCGAACGCCGGCCTGCGGAAACTCGCGCAGGGCGCCGAGGCGGCCGTCAACGCGTTCGGCAGCCTGCCCGGATGGATCCAGCAGTCCATCACCGTGCTGTCCGGCGTCGGCGGTATCAGCCTGCTCGCCGCGGCCGGATTCCTCAAGGCGCGCAAGACTGCCAGCGATTTCATGGACGAGCTGCGTGACATGGGACCGCGCGGTGTCACCGCGGCGAACGGCCTGTCCAGGATCGGATCCGTCGCGGGGAAGCTCGGCATCGCCGGCGCCGCGGCGGTCGGCCTGTATGAGGGCATGAAGCTGTTCGGCGACTGGGTCGATCATTTCTCCGCACCGGTCACCCGCGACGTCGACAAGATGTCGACGGCGCTGCAGGAGTTCGCCGCGTCGGGCAAGGTTACCGGCGAGCTGTCGAAGACGTTCGGCGCCGACCTGCAGGGCCTCACTCGGGACATGGCCGCGATCGCGAAAAGCCAGGCGGACCTTGCGAAGGTTTCGAACCTGGCAAACACCGCCGTCGGCGCGCAGGGCGCGGCCCGCGCGATGGCGGCGGTCGGTGGGCAGATCAGGCAGCAGGCGGCGCAGGCGAATGCTGATCTGAGTGCCCTCGATCAGACCCTCGCCTCGCTGGTGAAGAACGGCTACGCGAACCAGGCGAAGATCGCGTTCCAGCAACTGGCAGTGGCGACCGGTATCACGATCGACAAGTTGCCGCAGTATGTTGCCGCCGCGAACGACGCGAAGCAGGCGAATACGGGGCTGGCTAAGGGTTTCGGCAGTGCGACGGCGAACGCGGAGACACTGAAGGGCAGTCTCGATTCGGCGACGAACGCCGGGCAGAAACTGACCGATGTGTGGCTGCAGTTGCATGGCGCCCTGGTCGGCACCGACAAGGCGATGCTCGCCGCGAATCAGGGCATCCAGGCCGTCAAGCAGTCCTTTAAGGACAACGGCGACGCGATCAAGGGGAACTCCGACGCGGCGTTGAAGAACCGGATCGCCATCGGCGACGCCGCGAAAGCGGCCGTGGACGCGGCGCAGGCCAAGTACGAGGAGACCGGCTCCGTCAAACAGGCCAATAGCGTGTACACCACCTACCTCGGGCAGCTTCGCAAGACACTGCTCGCGGCCGGACTGAACAAGGCGGAGGTTGACAAGCTTCTCGGCGCCTACGCGAAGATGCCGCCCGGCGTCGCCACGAAGATCAACCAACCGGGCATGAAGGAAGCCATCGGGCAGGCCCAAAACCTGTGGACGAAGTTGCAGGGCATTGACGGCAACTGGGTCGCGAACCTGAAGAGCACCGGCTACAGCAAGGTGGCCAACGATCTCCGGCACCTGCTCGCCGCGCAACAGGCGCTGAAGGACAGCGTCTCCGTCAACGAGGCTAACCGCGAGCTGGGGCATTTCTTCTCCGCCGGCGGCTGGACCGGCCCGGGCTCGAAGTATCAGATCGCCGGCGTCGTGCACGCCGACGAGTATGTGATCAACAAGGCGTCGCGGCAGAAGATCGAGACCGCCCGACCGGGCCTGCTCGACCGGATCAACCGGACCGGCAGCGTGTCCGGCTACGCCGGCGGCGGCATCGTGATGCCGTACCCGGTCAACGAATCCAAGACGAAGATCCCCGCGCCAAGCTTCACCGCCCCCGGCGGCATCGGCGGCAGCGTGGCTCAGGGCGGCGGCCCTGGCTACCGGTGGATGGAAGCGGCGGTGCGGGCGGCGTTTCCCGGCATGGCGGTCTACAGCGACTACCGGCCCGGCGCGATCACCCTGACCGGCAACCGCTCGTATCACTCGGTAGGCCGGGCCGTCGACTTCGCGCCCAGCAAGCCACTCGCCGAATGGATCAACCTGCATTTCATGCGGCAGACCAAAGAACTGATCACCCCCTGGCAGTCGTTGAACATCCACAATGGATCGCGCCATCAGTACTCGGCACTGATCGAGAACCAACACAACTTCGCCGGCGGCAACGCTCACGATCACTGGGCGATGGCCCACGGCGGGATGATCACCGAACCGATCTTCGGGATCGGGCGGTCCGGCCGCACCTACTCGTTCGGCGAGAACTACCAGCCGGAGCGGGTCGTGTCGAACTGGCACGGCGGCGCCGGCGCCGGTCACGCCACCATGATCAACCTGAGTTTCTCCGGCCCGGTCGGCAGCCAGTACGAGTTGCGGCAGTGGCTGGTCGCCGAATTCGACTCCCTCCGTCGTAAGGGCAGGGTCTGATGGCCGGCGCACAGTACAAGCTGTCTATCGACTGGTTGGCCGACGGCGATTTCACGGACGTCGGCGACGACGTCACCCATCGCACCCTCGATGAGCGCACCCCTCTCGCCACCCGCTACGGCCGCGACCAGGCCCGGCAGTTGTCGCCGACGTCGCCCGGCGAGCTGTCCTTCGAGCTGGACAACCGCAGTAAGGACTACTCGCCGGAGAACGCCTCCTCTCCCCTGGTCGGCCTGGTGTTGCCCGGCCGGCCCGTGCAGCTGCAGGCGATCCTGTCGGGTGCGACGACCACGATTTTCACCGGCTATCTTGACGACTTCGACGTCAAGCCCGAGTTGGTTGAGCGTTCGATCGACGTCGTCTGCACGGACGCTCTGGGTCGGCTCAAGGGCGTCAACGTCAGCACACCGGTCTATCAGGGTCTGCGCACCGGCGACGCGGTCAATGCCCTGCTCGATGCCGTCGGATGGTCGCCGACGCTGCGCGACATCGACATCGGCGCCACCTACATGCCGTATTGGTGGCTCGACAACACCGACGCGTTCGAAGCGCTGATGGCACTCGCCGACTCTGAAGGCCCGGCCGCGCTGGTCACTGTGGACGATACGGGCCGGATCGTATTCCGCGACCGGCATCACCGGCTCACCCGGTCCGCGTCGCTGACCGTTCAGTCGACATGGCGTAGCTCCGGGGCCGAACCGGTGATCTCCGCACCGGTCGTCTACGGGCACGGCTGGAAAGAGATCGTCAACTCAGTCAGCGTGGACGTGCCGGTCCGTTCCGTCGACGGGCAGATCTCCACGGTGTGGAGTAGCCCAGGCCAGCTGACCATCGCCGCCGGCGACACGCTGCAGATCACCGCGACGGCGAGCAGTCCGTTCACCGGGGCGATCACCCCCGACGAGGACACCGACTACACCGTGCTGTCGGGGGCCGTCACGGTCACCCTGTCGCAGACCTCCGGCATGTCGACCACGATCCTCATCACCGCGGCCGGCGGGGCGGTGATCCAGGATCTGCAGCTACGCGCCTACGCGATCCAGTCGGCCACGGTCACCGTGACCGTGGAGGATTCCGACAGCATCACCAAGTACGGCCGGCGGGCGATGCAGGACCAGCGGCTACCGACGTGGGCCAACGTCTATGACGCTTTGGCCGTGCTGCAGCTGATCGTCGGTAAACGCGCCACCCGGCTACCCACCATCAGCGTGACCATGCGCGGCGCGGCGAGCGCAACACGGCTGACCCAGTGCCTGACCCGCGACCTGTCCGACCGGGTGCACGTCGTCGAGTCGCAAACCGGCCTCGACGCCGACTGTTTTATCGAGCAGATATCGCATTCTATCAATCTGCCGGAGCATGTCACCACGTTCGGCCTGGAGAAGATCCCCACCGTCGTCACGAACGTCTTTACCTTCGACGTCGCCGGACAGGGATTCGACCAAGGCCTGTTCGGGCAGATCGGCCAGGACAACCCCTCGACCATGCTTCGCTTCGACACATCCGGGCAGGGTTTCGACCAGGGGTTGTTCGCGACATGACCACACCACTCGCCGGCGCCGTGGCACTGCCGGGCGTCGCCTACGCCGAGGTGAACTGGGGCCGCTGGCTGGCCCGCTGTCCTCGCCCGTGGTGCACGAACGCCCTGTGCGTGACCCGCGGTCAGCTGCTGTTCCGGTGCGAAGGCCTCGACGCGTGCGGCATGGTCGCCGACCTGACATGGCCCGCAGACCCGGACGCCGTAGAGGCACTCCTCGCGCACCGCCCGGTGTCGCGCACCCGCAACTGGCTGCCCGGGGAGACCCTGACCGACCTGGTTGCGGAGAACGCCGCGCACGGTGTCCTGCCTGCCGCGTGGGGCGAACTCGCCGACGCCGCCGGCGGGCAGCTCGACGTGGCCACCATCGCCGGCGGCCGCGTGGTCGGCGGTCTGCTGTTCCACGAGATCGCCGCGGCCGACGCGCGCCGACAGATCGGAGCCTGACCATGGCGTGGACCACGCCCATCACCGCCGTCGCCAATGCGGCGTTCACCGCCGCGCAGTTCAACGCGAGCGTCCGTGACAACCTGTTGACGACGGCGCCGGCCGTGGCGACGACAGCAGGCGGCATCTTCGTGGCGACCGCCGCGAACGCGATCGCGCAACGCATCATCGGCAACGCGTTCACCGCGGCGACAGAGACCACCACGAATACCAGCTACGTCGACTTGACGACGACCGGGCCGCAGGTGACCTCGACGACCGGCACGCAGGCGATCGTCATCTTCTCCGCGCACATGTGGAACGACACCGCAGGCTCCCGCAGCTACATGTCGTTCGCGGTTTCGGGTGCCAGCACGGTATCCGCCGGCGATGCCGTGTCGTACGCGCATGACATCTCCTCGGCCGGCCGGATCATCGGCGCGAGCAGGGTAATCATGCAGACCGGCCTGACCAGCGGTAGCAACACGTTCACCGCGAAGTATCGCGTGGGCGCCAACACGGGCACATGGGCGCAACGCAACATGATCATAATCCCGCTCTGAGGAGACCATGCCATGACGGACGTTGACGGTGCCCTTCCCGCGGATCCCGCGCCGGACGCCGGCGCCAGCGCGTGCACTGACGACGACCCGGAGAGCCTCGCCGGCGAAGACGTCGACGACCCGGACCCGGACGCAGCCGACCCTGACCAGCCGCCGGCGGAGGTGCCGTGATGGCGATGCTCATCGACGGTCTTGCCGTGCTGCGCCGCGAATTCGACATGGTCAACCCCCGCCGCGACCGGTCCTCGGACGGCTGGATCGGCGACGCCGCGCACCTCGCCAGGATCTCCGACCACAACCCGGACGCCCGCGGCATCGTGCACGCGATCGACGTCGACGTCGACGGCGTGCCGATGCCGCGGATTGTCGCGTTCATCGTCGCCCGGTGCCGGACCGGCGTGGAACAGCGACTGCAGTATGTGATCTTCCGGCGGGTCATCTGGTCCCGCTCGTGGGGCTGGACGGCCCGGCGATACACCGGCCCGGACCCGCACACCGGCCACGCGCACTTCTCGTCCCGCTATGACGGGCTGGCCGCGTCCGGGAAGCAGTGGGGAGTGTCGGCCACGTTCGGCCCGGGCCGCCCCACCCCACCGACACCACCCACGCCGGCGCGCCCGGTGGTCGGCGGCAGTCATCCGGCCGGCTCCCGGCAGCTGTCCGTGCAGACCCCGCACCTGACCGGCGCCGATGTCGCGTTCGTGCAGCGCTGGATCGGCTACGCCCGATGCGGGCAGGCTGACGGCGACTACGGGCCACACACCGCGGCAGGGGTGCGCTGGTATCAGGGCATCCGCTCTTTGACTGCTGACGGCATCGTGGGGCCGGTTACGTGGCGCAACATGGGTGTCGGCTGGACCGGGCCGTAACCGTGTCGGTGCTGGATCGCACCATCGGACGCCGCGGCGCATGCCTGCTGTTCTTCGCCCTGCTCGACTTTCTGTACGCCCTGTCGCTGTGGCGGCCGCCGGCGGACGACGCCCGCAATCCGACGGCCCGATTCCTCGCGTCGATGGCGCCGCTGCGCTGCTGGGCGGTCCTGTGGTTCGTGGTCGGCGTCTTGTGCCTCGCCGGGGTGTTCCGGCGGCGTTTCGGCCGGATCGGGTTTGCCGCGGCGATCGGCATCAAAACCCTGTGGGGGGCCGTGTTCCTGCTGGGTTGGCTGGCCGGTGTGGTCGCCCGCGGTTGGGTCGCCGCGGTGATCTGGCTGGCGTTCGCGGCCATGGTCGGGGTGCTGGCCGGCTGGCCGGATCCGCATCCGGACAGCGGGCCGCGTCGGTGACCGTGGAGGGGATCGAACCCTCATGCCCCACCTCTTAAAGGGGGGTAGGGCGAACTCGCACCTAAAGCGAGCGCGTATGCCATTTCCGCCACACGGCCGTGAGCTTTCGCCAGCATAAACGATCCGACAGGGGTGGGGGTTACGCGTGGACTCAGCCACCATCATCGCCGGCGGCTCCGCGGCGATCGCCCTCACCACCGCCCTGCTCACCTACCGGTCCTCCGCCGCCGCGAACCGCGCCGGACAGCAGAAAGTCGGACTCGAAGAGCACCGCGACGCGATGGAACGCCTCCGGCAGATCATCGAAGAGCAGGACAAACATATCGACCGGATCCGCGTCCAACTGGAACGGGTCCAAGACCAGTTCGCCCACGAACAGGACGTGTCCGCGCAGCTGCGCTCTCAACTGCGTTCCCTGCAAGACCAGGTCGACGAGTTGATGCGGTCCCGTGCCCGCCTGGAGGGTTTGCTCGCCGCGACCGGCACGAACTTCCGACTCAGCGAAGAGCCGCGAAAGCGCGAGGAGAAAGGCACATAGGAATGAATCCTGATTCCACGCCACCCGTTGCCATGGACGCCGGGGAACGCGCCTGGCGGACCCTCGTGCAAGGACTCGCCGTCGACGTCACCGCCGCAGTAGCGGTCGCCCTGTCCGCGGCGATCGCCGGCGGGATCACCTGGACGCAGTCGTATTGGCTGGCGCTCGGATTGGCGGTCGGGAAGTCGGCACTCACCGCAGGCCTGTCCTACGCGGCCCGCCGCCTCGTCCCGCCCGCCAGCACCCTGCCGGACAATTCCGGGGGTGCGTGATGCTGGTCGGTGTCACCGTCGACCCCCGCGAATACGCCAACCGCATTCCCGTGTTCCCCGGCTCGCAGATGTGCCGGGTGTTCGGCTACGCCAGCAAAGCCCTGCCGACATGGCAGGCCGCGACCGGGGATCGGCGGATCGCGCAACTGCGGGACATGGTGCCCGGCATTCAGCCGGCCGCCGTGTTCCAGGACTGGCCCGACGATGCGACCACCCGGGCACGTGTGAACGGCTGGCTTGACCAGGTCGATTTCCCGGTGCGTCTGTGCTGGCGGCATGAGGCGGACCGCAAGCGGGAAGATCCGACGAACTACCGGCGCCGCTGGTATGCCCTCGCGCAATGGGTGATGGACCATCCGAACGGTGGCCACGTCACCCTCACGCCGACACAGACGTATCAGTGGACGATGAGCAACGCCCCCGGCAAAGGCGCCGGTGACTGGTCGACGTTTTACACCGGAATCGGCAATCCCGGTGTAGACGTGTACGCAGATTCATGGGAAGCCCACTACCCGGATCCGGCCGCGTTCCTCGCCCCGCTGTGGCGGTACCGCGACACCATCGGTCGTAACCTCGAATTCCCCGAATTCGGTGCGGCCCGGGTGGCGGGCGACACCGACGGTTCCGGCCGCGCCGATTTCCTGTACAACTGCGCGGCGGCGATGCGCGCGGAAGGTGTCACCGCGGTCTGTTATTGGGATGACCTCGGGTCGAACGGTACCGACTTGCGATTGTGGACGGACCAGCCGACCACGGTCGAGGTGCGCGCGTGGTCGGCTGTCATCGCCGCGAACGCTCCCGCGGCGGAGATGCCCACCACCCCGGTTCCGTCCGGGGAAACGCCGACGCCTACCGCTCTACCGATCTAGATGACAGATGCTCTACAGTGCTTGCGGGGGTCGCGCCCCGAAGGTCGCTAACCGGCTACTTGTGAAGCGGTTTCGTCAAAGAGCATGCGTGCTATGACGTGGCGAGATGCAGCAACTGAAGTGCAGCGGACGGCCAGAAAGACGCCGGTGTCCATCTGGCCCGCAAGGAGCGACCCCCGCCGCCGATGCGGCCCCTGCATGCTACGACGATGCAGGGGCCGCATTTTTCGTTGCCTAGCACCGTCACTCATCCCGGAAACCTTCGCGATCGCGCCGCCCCGCTCCTCGTCGTCCAGCGCCGCTCTCACGAAAATGATCAACTCGTCCACGCCTACCGCTTCCGCTTGACCGCGGCACCGGTGATCGGACTTCGCCGGAAATACTCTGCCCACAACAGGTCCGGATCCCACTTCGTGCCCTTCGGCGCCAGATAGCCGTCTGGGTACACATATACGGCGGACACGTATTCGCGGGTATACCGGTCACGCTGCAGGGTTCGGGTGGTGCCGCACTGCGGGCAGGTGCCGTAGTATTCGGTGAGTTCCAAGACGCCATCCCGTTTGGATGGACCCAAAGCGATCCGCACATACTGTTTCTGCAAACGTGATAGCGGAAACATGTGCCGGCGCGGCAAGATGCAGTCGAAGAACTCTGTCGGAATATTCGCGTACGCGGCAGGATCGTCGCACGGTTCAGTGGCCATGCACAGAGGATAGTGACCGGAGCACATACACGGCCCGGCGCCCCGCCCGTCAATACGGAATGAGGCGCCGGGCCGTGTTTTCGTTGTCGCTACTCGCCGGCGTACGGAATGCCGAACGCTGCCATGAACTCACGAGTCGCATCGTCGAGCCGCCGCTTCGACTCCTCCCGGCACGCGACCGGCATCCCCCGGCACACCAGGAACTCCCCGTCAAGACCGTCGCGCAAGATCTGCACGGCGTTGCGGATCCGCTCCCACGACTGCCCGCCGTGATACCGGCCGCACAGCCGGCACTCCGGCCGCGACACCCCGTGCTCGCTGTGCAGCGCGTCGAACGCGAGGACCTCCCGGGCGCGCGGCGTCGTCGCCCACCCGCACGTGCACACCGCCCGGACCCGCGTGCCGGCCGGCGCGAACCCGTCCATCAGGTGTACCCGGTTGCGGTTGTAGCTCATCGCTCATCCTCGTCAAGCGCATCGGCGATGCACTCCGGGCACCCGCACTCGTCGGGGTGGTCCTCGTCGTCCGGTCCGGCCGGACCGGACCAGCCGGTGCCGGAGTTGCCGTCGCCGGCGCGGCGCGGCGCGAACCGGCCGCCCGGCTCGCGCTCGGCGGATCCGAACCGTTCGGCGGTCACCGCGGCGGCGAGCGGAGTTTCGCCGAAGTCCGCGGCTGAGTCGGGCAGTGCCTTGGCGTAGCCGGCCAGATCGGTCCGCTTCGCCACGGCCCGACCGGAGTTCGGTCCGGTGCCGGTAATGATGTGCTCGGCAGGGCCATACGGCCCTTCCGGATGCATGATGGTCACCCAGCCGTTAGCCCGGCAGGACCGCACGGTGTCCCTCCGGAACCGGCCGGCGGCGTTGAACGAGCGGCCGTGCTCGGCGACCAGGGCGAGAAGGAACCGCAGCTGCGCGGGGGTGGGCTTTCTCATCATCGACCCCTAGATGTTGTGCTTGTTGGACATGTACAACAAGCCTAGACGGTCGGCTAGGAACAGACAAGCGCCCCACCGGTCGAAACCGGTGGGGCGCTTGCACTGTGAGACGGCCACGTACCCCTAAAACCCTCGCACGATCGAGGCTAGCCGCCAGCCGTCTTGCCTGCAGGCGAATCGGTGCCCTCGTACGACACCGGCTCCTCCCCCATCACGAGCACCGCCGCCCCGTACGCCAGGATCACCGCGGCCGCGACGAATCCCAGCGCCCAGTCGAGGTCACCGTGCGCCTGCGCGAGGACCGCGCAGGCGCCGAACAGGATCGCGCCGACCGTGAGGAACGCCGGCCGGTCGGGGCGGCGGGGCGTCAGGTCGCCGGCGACCAGGTAGCCGACTCCGGCGCCCAACGCCGCCGGGAACCAGCCGACCGCGGCGAGCGGGCCGACCGTCAGGAACGCGGCGGCCGCGGTGAACGTGCCGGCCGGTAGCGCGCCGAGACCAACCGCTCGAGCACTTTGATCTTGCACCATCACTCCTCATGTTGTGCATGTTGGACATGTACAACACTAGGCGGAGTTGTCGGCCGTCGCCACCCCCCTCCAGACACACGGGAACGCCCGCCCCGCGCTGTCGACGTACTTGCGCGAGACGGGCGTTCCTTTTGTGGGCCAAGCCACCCCAGGACCGGCAGGGGCGTGGAGACCCTTATTCGCCGTCCGACGAAGGGTCACCCTCCCGGCTAGGAGCCGCCGCCGGCCGAACAGGTTCCGGCGGCAGATCCTCATCATCACCCGAGCCGGACTTCGGCGCCGGGCGACTCGCCGAACCGTTCTTCCGATTGCCGTACGGATCTTCCGTGCGGGGCCCGTTGCCGGAACCGGCCTGCGGCTCGTCCGTCTCGTCACGCTCGGCCGCGACAACACAGCCGATGATCATGGGCGCGCCGGCCCGATCCAGATTATCGACCATGAATCCCGCCCCGGATTCGGCCGCCTCCAGCAACTGTTCCGGACAGATCAGCATGCCCTTACCGTGGCCGAGACCCATCCCGCCCATGATCACCGCCGCCTGAGTCTCCTCGTCGTCCACGCCTCGCGTGGCTCGCGCCAACACGAACGGCTCCGCGCCCAACGTCACCGACAGGCGCCGGTCGCCGTTCTCGGCTCGGCTGAGTCGGTCCGTGAACACCCCAGTCGACACACCCTCCGCATCGTCGGACGCCCCGTCGTCGAGCGCGACCGTCAAGGCCTGCGCCGCCGCCCGGATCGCGGCCCGGATCGGACCCGCCAGACCCAGCCCAACCACGAGGGCAGGCCAGCCTTTCATGGCAGCCGCCATGCTGTCGGCGGTCGCCGACTGCCGCCGGCCGCCCAGGGCGGCGAGGACTGCGGACAGCGGCAGCTCCGTGACGGTCACCCCGCTGTCGTCATCGCCGTCGTTCCCATCCTTGCCCTTACTCGCGTCGCCGGCCTCGCTGAAGATCTTTCGCATCAGGCCACCGACGATCTTGTCGGTCGACTTCCGGTATCTTTCGAATAGCTCCGGCATCTCCGTCGCGAACTCTCGACCAGCCTTCGACACGCCGCCGTCCTTGGCGTTGCCCTCGCCGTCGATGTTCGCGACCCGCTGAATGTCCGCCGGCACCTTCCCGCACTTGATCGCGAACTCCTGAAAGACCTTCTCCGCGTCCTCGCTGGACAGGATCTCAGCCACCCCAACCCTCACCTTTCCATTGCCCGCCGGCCTGTCGCCGAACGGTCGTCTGTTCGCCGGACGCCCCGGCACTGTCGCGATCACTTCACTGCCCCCGGACCCAGCGCACCCTCGATCGCCCCGGCCGCGTGCAGTGCCAGCAGATGCGAGGGAACCTCGTCGAGGCGGACCATCGGCGAGCCGAGGCACAACGGGCAGAACGTCACATCGCCGAGCATCCCGCCGGCACCCGGAAGGATGCAGTCCGCGGCCCGCCGCAACGCATCCGACAGCAGCCGCGCCCGAGCCTGAGTGTCGTCGGTGGCCGCGTGCTTGCTGGCCGCGTTCAGCGCCTCGAAGATCCGCACGAGGGTGTCCGCGTCGCCGAGCATCAACGACGCCCACACCTCCGCCGACAGCGACCGGCTGTACAACTCCCCCTCGGCGTCGCCGGCGGGGATCACCGACCAGCGGTCCGCCGGCGTGTCGCCCGGCACCGCACCTTGCTTGACGTGTCCCTTTTCTATGCCCGCGGCGAGGGTCGCGGCGAACGTGCTGGACACCGTGCCGAACACGCCGAGCACGTCTCGCAGGTCACGGTGGAACACCAACTCGATGTTGCATGCTTCCGCGTACGTCACGATCAACTGCAGGCCCGCCCGGCACTCGCCGTCGTCCAGCAGTGGTTGCGGATCGCCGTACACGTGCACCTCGAAGGGTGCCTCGCCGGTGTGCTCGGCGCGCCAGCATGTCACCTTCCGCCGGTCGATCAGACCCGCGACGTAGCCGAGCCGACCCAACGCGACTTCCGGGTGCCGCGCGTCAAGATCTATCCGTTGCAACTCCTCCGTCATCTCCGTAACCTTCCATCCGTCTGCACCATCGGACACCCCGACAACGCCTGCAGCGAGTGATCGGGGCGTGTCTCACCGTAGGGCTGCCGGCCTGGCGCGCAGGGAAGACGCGCCAGGTCGGC